GACAACTTCATGTCCCCAATGGCTGTAGAGCCAATGTATTATAAAGCGTTCGATAAGAACCATGTTAAGAGAGCCGCCCATCGCTGAACGGCTCTTAGGTGAACTGTTACATTGTTGATTTAGTTGTCATTGCATTGACCTTAGCTGTGATTTCAGCCAGTTCTTCAAGAGTGTCCTCCCATGCCTTGACTACGGTATCTGATGCCTTGGAGTACACTCCCTCATTAGGGGAGTAACATTTTACTCCCCTATTATGGTTAAGACTTCATAACCTCGGTCATTCGATAATATTCGCCTGAATATACTTCTGCTTCTCGGCAAGCGAGAGCGAGCTCCACTCCGATGCAGTACCAGTGAATATATCATCTGATTCGGTTTGTATTTCTACCCATGAGTACGTTGCGGGGTCAGTTGAATCATCCTCTACGCACTTATAGAAGTGTCCATTTACATATACATCAGTTGCGCCAACGTACTGATATATCTTGTCCTTTTCGTCAAGAGAAGCCACAGGCATTATAGCGACCTGAATATTGGTAACAATCTCAGAGTCGATGATGCCCGCAACCCTTATAAGCTGACCGTTTCTGTAGGTATTAACACTCATTCTAATACCTCCTTATGCTTGGAAGTTGTTAAACACAATGTCAACAAGGACAGGACCGGCAAATCCATTTGCGGAAGAAGGGTCGTTATAAGAATGACCAATCTCAAAGACAATCATCGGACGGATATATACTGTGTCGTCACCAGACACTGTAAAGGTCGCTTCACTCGGACAGATATTAATTATCCTTACAGGAGCTCCGGGTATAGGAACGTTCTCAGTAGGCAGACAAGCCGCATAGAACGAAACAATATGTCTCATAGGACTCGTTGCATAATTATTAAGGCTTTGGTTGATAATAGTCCTCAGTTCCTTCGGCAGTCCTGCATAGCTTTCCATTACATATGTACCGGAAGGACAACGATTAATTACGTCAGGAGTGGTGCTGCCACCTTCCTCGCCAAACCACAGGATTTTACGATAGCGGAAACATTTCTCTCCATCCTTCTTTGTTCTTCCTGCATAGTAGTTATTACCACCGCTTGTTGCTACAGGCACTATAAGGTCAGCACCAATAGTATCAGGGCGGTTCTGAACATATTCATATACCGCATGAGCAGATATAGGATTGATAGTGTCAACTATTGTATTTTCTACTATTCCTGTACCGCTGTTATCATCAGTAAACACAACATCACCATCCTCATATTTTGCCTTTTCTGCTGCTGTAAGGGCTTCCCACTCAAGAGAAGTGCCTACGAAATGCGGTGTACCAGATACAAACAAGTCACCGTTCTGATAAAGGTCGCCGTTGATGTTCAGGCTGCTTGAGTTGACCTCAACGATATTGGAGCGGTTAGCATCAGATGTACCATTACCGATTACAAACAGATGCGGGTCAGCTACCGTCTTAGCCTTGACATAGGGTACAGAGTTCAGTCTTGTCCATACCCAATACTCGCTACCAGAAAGAGCATTTGCTATATCTGTGCTTGTGAGTTCAGGGTCAAAGGGCTTAACGCCCATTGCAGCCGCTACTATTGTGGGGTCATTAAACTTATATCCGTACAGAGTATCTCCTACAACATAGCCAGTATGAGTTATATCAAGAGCCTTGAATGTACGGTCGCCGGTGTCTGCTGCACTAAAAGATATTCCAGAGACAGTCTCACCGGTGTATTTATACTGATTAACGTCATGCACATAAGATAAAACGTTGTTGTTAATGTAATAACCGCCCGCCATAATGAAGCCGAGGTCAACATTATAAATATAAAGTATCTTTGCAGCGTTTGGATTAGAAGAGCTCGTGCCCCAATAAATACCGCCATTGAGAGTGGTATAATCGCTTATGCCAGACTCACCAGTTACTTGTATGGGACTAAGAGCCTTAATATATCCGCCGTTCTCAAGGTCAGGTACTTGTGTATCAACCAGAGTACCGCTATCAAGTATTGCGGACAGGCGGAAGTACCGTGCCCCCGCAGGAACATCTATCTCAACAGAGAAGTCTGCGCCCTCTGTGGCAGTAACCTTCTGTATGCTTGTGTATTGCTTAGAGCTGTCATAGAAAGCATAGGAATAGAATGTATTTCCATCCTTGTCATGTCCTGCGCAACCACTGAGAACAAGCTTAGAAAGACCGCTGATTTGAAGGTCGATATAGTCAGTGGTAGAAAGGTTGGAATCATTCGATACAACAATACCGTTATTCAGGATTGCTGCTTCGGTGTTGTCGATGTAGGTGTTAGGCGATACCGTTGAAGTAACTATAAGGTTTTCGCCAACCTCAGCGTCCGCAGTATCAGCAAGATTGTAGCGACCAATAGCAGTCATATCAGTAGAGTTAGCTATTGTCTGATTGCCGTGAGCATGAGAGTTCTGACCGCTTGCTACAGACTTATAGCCTGATGCTTCGGAATTGTTACCGCTTGCGGTAGTTCCCATACCAGACGCACGGCTGTAAGGTCCTGTTGCCTGATTACGGTGAGCGATTGTAGTGCCTGTGCTTTCATCTACTATGTCCTCATAGAGATTGAAGTATTCACCGAGCACTTCATTGTTGAGATCGTATTCAAAGCGACCCACACTTTCGGGAACTTCAAATGTAGGAACTTCTTCCCACGAATATGCAGGGCTTACTGCGCCGTCAGATACGCACTCATAGATATAGCCATGAGTATAGTTGGCAGTTGTTGCGCCCTTGTACTGATAGATGTTGCCAACCTCGGAAGCTCCCGCTGTAGGAAGCTCGATTACTTGCTTGAGGTAATCTGAGAGGTCTACTTCAGTATCACCGATGTTGATGTACTGACGAGTACCTTCAACTTCGGCAATGATATACATTTCATATATATCGTTCTGGTCTTCGTCTATGAGATAAATTACATTATCTTCCGCTTCTGAAACGAGGGGAAGCTCCTGTACTATCTTCATTGTGACGTGCTCGCTGTTATCGAACAGGCTTTTCAGCTCTGTAATAGCGTTCTGCACGGTCACAGAGTTAAGACCAGAAGTGGTGTTATTATAAGAAATATTTCCTGCGGAGTTTGAAGTACCGCCATAGGTTATGCCGTTTCTTATAATCTTTCCCATTAAAATCACCTCTTGTATTAAATTTATCAGAGTTTTGTTCTGACATATGTATTTAAAAAATTCAAAAAAGCCACCCGAAGACGGCTCTTTTGAATCTTAGTTTTATACATCATGAGCACCATAATCTGTTTGAGATTATTTAATTCTTTGTGAAGTTACCATTCTTCTTTATCTGTGTACTCATTTCATGCTTCCTTATTCACCTTCATACCAATCTTTTGTTCTGTATGTGAATGAACCATATACACGAACAGTATTTGCAGCACCACCAATATTACCATCTGCTTTAAGTGCAGTATCACCCGCAGGAATATTGGTTAAAGCAACTCGCTGACCTTGCCATGCGCTTCCGTCCCATTCAAGAACGTAAAGTGTACCATATTGAACAATAGCATCGCTTGCTGCCTGTGGCAAGTTTGTGATGAAATTAGAATTGAATATAAAATTAGCAGGTACATCAACACCTTGCATAAGAACAGTACATTCATTGCGCTGCCAATGATATTGAGCAGTTCCTGTTACACCAGTAGCAAATGTTGGTGTAGCAATTTTAATTTTCTTGCCATCACTCAATGCATCATAAACCGCATTACTCGTCACAGCCTTCATATTCCCGTTTTCAACAACATCAACAGGTGCAAGGTCAACAGGAACAGCGACCTGTATGGCTTTGATGATATAGTTGACACCTACGGCTTTGACTTCGGTGGTATTGCCAAACCTACCAATTACTCCATAGTCTGTTTGGTTCATACCACTTAAAACTTGATTTGTCGCAAACATAACCCACTCTTCACTACCTGCTGTCGATGAGCCTATTTTATGTGAGTGAGTATGCGCCTGCAATCTATCCTCAACAAACTCACCAAGAGCCACACCATCACTATCAAAGTGATTGTTCGACTTTCCACTCAACCCTACGCCCTTTGTAGTGGCTTCACGCAAATCAGGAACATTAAAAGTAGTTGAACCATCTCCACTACCAAACGAAGTTCCTATAACTGCAAACAACTCTGCGTAAGTCGTTCTGCTTACTGCCTGTCCCTGACACAGTAAAAATCCATCAGGTGCAGTAGAACCACCGTAAGGTATGATAGCACCAATTGGAGCATCGGCATAGAGAACATCGTTGCCACCGCCCGCAAGCAATTCGAGTTCGCCAGTGGTAGGGTTATATTTGTTTATACTCATTTATATCCCTCCTCTTAATCTGTAGTTTTGGTGTATTCGAGAATAATAGTATTTATAGGACTACTTAGTTCTCCTATGAGATTAAGTATACGAATTTCACCGGTGCTCAATATTTGTATATCGAATCTCGAAAAATGCGTGAAATTACTGTCAGATGAATTTCTTAATACAGCCGCATGAACAATCGCTTCAGCATTTGAAATAGTAGCCCCTGATATAGTTTGCCAACTACCACTATCTCCAGTAATTTCAAATTCTGTCAAAACTCTCCTATAAATCGGCTTATCGTTAATCCATACTTTATTAGTCTTGGTTTCGGTTGTAGAATAAATATCTTGCCCGCTTGCCCCACTATCATCACTGAAACATACTATCTCATACTTTGCCTTTTCAGCAGTGGTTAAATTACCCCATTCTGCCTGAGTACCTACCCAACGCTTATTCGGTTCTCCCACAACAGTTGTAGTTCCATCTGTGCTGTTAACAGCATTAATGTTAGGTTGGTCTGTGAGAATAGCAACCTGATAGTCAGTTTTGGAAGTCTCACTTTCCCACTCAGATGAAGTTCCTATGAATACAGAACTTGCGTTCTTAATCGCATCGTAAACTCCGCCGCTTGTTACAAGGTTTGTAGAGTTCTCAGTAGGAGCGGAATCAATATTTGTCATTTTATTATAGATTGTATTGTAACCTTCAAGTTCAACAAGGCGGAAAGCATACCATGTACAATCCATATTTGCTGTGAAATCAGTTTCTAAAATGTTCCTAAAAATTACCTCAAAGCCTGTAGCAGTCACATTTTGAGATGTAACCTTTAAAGCTGAGTTAGTGCTATCAGGGAATATGATTGCGTAATTTGCATCAGGAAAAGCTACGGGAAGAGTTATTGTCACTACTTTTGCTGCCCCTACATTGACAGTGCCTATATCAGAAGCAGTTATTATTCCATTCTGAATTTCTGAACAAGTTCCGTCTAACAGAATAGTATTACCCGCTACCTTTTTCAGACTGCCATCTAATTGTTTTATATTAACCGACACCGCAACCGCCCGCCTTTCTAAACTTTATATTATTACTCATTGTTTGCTCCCCCTTTATGCCAATGTTACATCAGCAATAAATTGTACTGCTTTTAATGTATTACCTGTTGTTGTAAGCCCGTCCATATAGAATCCCGGTACGTTCGTATCAACATAACAAAGTCGTGCGTCTGCGTTTGCATATTCATAAGCAGAACTAATAACCCAATTATGCCACAAGGCTATGGCAGGGGAACTTATATCAAAGTTCATTCTTGAAGTTGGCGCAGTAAATGCTTCTGTGGCAGCACGACCGAGTAATAAACCACGCTTACCATCAGCAGATGTTGGTATAAATACATTACTCGACATAGCTCTTGCTGCGCTTGGTACTGCATCAGGTTTCATGGTAATTGATATAGTATTAACTTTACCGAACAATCCAGCTACCGCATTACTCGTAACAGGATTCATATTATCTTCTTCAACAACATCTACTACTTCAAGCCCTTCGTCGTAATCATCTGTAATGCTAACATATGTTCCTGCTTCTAATGTGTCTTTGATTGCTTCATATTCAGCTCTCGTACCAGACCAGTGCGGAGTACCATCGCCTAAATCGACTTTTTCCCAAGAGTAAGCGGGAGTTACCCCGCCATCAGATACGCATTTATAAAAATAACCGTTGATATAATTCGTATTTGTAGCACCTACATACTGAACTATTGCTCCCGAATTGTCAACGGTTGCAGTAGGCATAATAGAAACTTGTGTAGTTTCGCCTACATTATAACCTTTATAAACTATTTTATTTGCCATATTATCACCTCTCTTACAGAAGTTTAACTATAATTGATACGCCCTGATGGTACAAATTGTAAGCAGCAGCTTTCTCGGTAGGGTCATTCATCGAATACTCTGCTTCGTTAATATACACAGATGACGCACTTGAACCAAAATAAGCATAGCCAGTAGACATGCTATCTGTGCCTTTAAATAAGGTTGTATTGATTCCCGCAAAATCACACTTGCCCGATGAAACAGCTAATCGCCAACTTATGTCAATAAAACCGGAACCGTAGCCATCACCGTGTATACTTGTAGCTGAACCATATGGAATCCTTATACTGTAATCTTCGGTGGTTTGAGCAATCTCAGGTATGATACAGATTAAAGTCGGACTTGACCCACCTGTGTCATCGTCAGAGAATCCGAAATCATACTGGTCAATTGTTATCATAGCCAGTCTACCTTTGTTGTTGTGCATAAAAACAGCAAAGTTATTCCACAGCGATTTAAGGTTTGCAAAGTCGCCAACGGAGAATACATCTGAATCCCATTCAAAGGTGTAGTCGGCATTTATTCTTATCCCTGACTTAGCGGTTTCAAACTCTGTTTTATAATCAGAAATGTCGGGAGTTCCTGTGACCACCCATACAATATCAAGTGTGTCTAATACAGTCTTGTTGTCGTTGTATAATACATAATCAATCAGGCAAGTGTCAACTTCTTTGTCGCTGTCGGTTGCAGCTCCACTAACGACTTCTTTTAATTGATAAATTGGTGTAGCGGTAGAATCAATAAGTAAATAGAAACCGTCTGCAAGCCCCGAAAGAGATGTTACAGCAGTAGCATTAACTTTAGCTTCGCCATCAGCACTTTCCTGTACCTCCTGATTTACCCATTCGTATTCTGCGGGGTCTGTATCGGGAACTTCTGCACACCGATAAAAGAAACCCTTTGTATATCCACTTCCTGTTTCGCCCACATACTGAACTATCGCTCCCGAATTATCAGCAGTTGCGGTCGGCATTGTCTCGACCTGAATAATCTGTCCGAGGGTGACATTCTCCCATGAATATGTGGGGGACTGTTCGCCGTCCGAAATGCATTTATAAAAATGTCCGTTTACTAACGGATCGCTCGTTGCGCCAATGTACTGATATATTTTTCCAAGATAAGCAGCGCCCGCAGTAGGGAGCGCTGCAACTTGAATTAAATCAGCGATAGTAGTGAGCGAACCGTCTATATTTACCTTATTAACGCTCATTCATATCACTCCTTATGTTTGATTAAGAGGTTATCTTTAAGCACAGACCGTAGCCTATGTGATAGAAATGAGTATTGTCTACTACGAAGTCGGTGTTGTAAGGAATTACTACGTTTCCGCCATCAAGTAAGTAGAGACCCATATCGCAACCCTTCATAGCAAGAGGGGTAACAACAACTTTGTTGCAGAAGGTTCTGTTTGTCTCATTAAAATACGTGCCTTCAACTCCGGATGATTTATGATTATAAGCTATTCCTGATTGGTCAAAATACGCTTTCCAACTTGTCGTCGTTATACTATATCCATAAACACAACCGCCAATAACAACAGATACAGTATCGCCATCTATATTATCATCGTTATAAAAAATGAATGTTGCATTGTTCCTTGCATACTCATAAGTGAATCTTACAAGCGTTAAATTTCCATGTACTAATGTGTCTATATAGAGAGGTGAAGTTGACTCAGGCATTCCTCCGCTCGGAGACGAACGGCTCATATTGGATTGAGGACTTCCTATATAAGCAGTATATATTGTTGGCATATTTGTTACAGTATAATCTGCTTTCATATATCTAAGAGTTATTGAAGGAACTGCGGTTGCGGAACTGTCAACAGTTTTAAATACGTCTGTGCCGTTATTACTTGTATCATCCTGCGTTATGGATGCGAATAAATCTTTTATACCGATAGTGTTATACCATGCTAAACGGTCTGCTGCGACCATTTCGCCGGGATAAGCATGTCTTACCCATGTAGCCATTAACTATCACTCCTTTTAGATTACTGCTGTTCCGATATATTTCTCGTTATTAAAAGAACCAAAGAGGGTGAGATACCCTGTTACTATATCGGAAATTGTTTCGGGAGGAACTATAACGACAACTTTGCTGTAGCCATCGGCGTTTGCGGGTGCGTTGTAAGTTCCATTATCGTATACTGTTAATTCTTCAAGTGTAGGCTGAACATTAACAACAACAGGGGCATAACCATCAACACCAGAAGTTGCGGCATATGTGCCATTAGTCGTTACATTCAATTGTTCAACCGTACCGCCACCACCAGATACACTAACAACTACTTCGCTATAGCCATCTGTACCGGCGGGCGGTGTGTATGTGCCGTTTGAAGTAACGCTCAGTGTATCGAGTGAAGGAGTTACATTGACGACTATTTCGTTATAGCCGTCAGTTCCTGCGGGCGGTGTATATGTATCGTTAGTTGTAATATTAATAGTATCAAGATTAGGTAAAATCTCAACCTCAACCTCGTTCCAACCATCTACGCCAGCAGAAGGAGTAAATGTACCATTGACGGTAAATTTAACGGACTCAAGGACTGCGGGAGACGAACCTTCGTCGCTCATCATTAGAGCAAGTGCGTCTTGAATAATATCCATCAAATCACTTCCTCTATTGTGTACTGCGGGTTGGTACGAGTATTACCACTACCGCTTGCTGTTACTGTTACCTTGTAATCCTTGTGAGCCACAGTATCTTCTATGATTATTTCAACCTTGTTGCTGTTTACCTTAGTCATAGATTTGTAGTTGACAGGGTTAGGCATTGTTACGTTAGGGCTAACATCTATAAAGTTGCTTTCCATCTTTTGCAGACGAGTTTCAAGGTTAGAGAAATCGCCCTCTGCTACTGCATCTGTTATGAAGTACTCTGTTCCGTCCATTTTCTGTTCCGGGGTCAGAGCATCATACTGAGCCTGAGTTAAGTCGATGTGAGGTGTAGTTTCTTCCTCATCTCCGCCAACAGAAGAATAAACAATATCATTGCGATATATCTTCCTTTCGCCGGGGATTTCAACTTGCTCAACAGTTGCATGGTCAACAGCAGAAAAGCCTTCTGCGCCATCTCCGTTATAAACAAAATAATAGCCCATAAGGGATGCGCCATATTCACCGAGACGAACACCGTTCTCGTCAGCTATGTAGAAGCTATCTTTCAGAGTAGGCGGTACAGTGGTGTCATGGTCAAGCATGAGCTGTAAGTTAGAAGCATTTATATCAGTAGCAAAACGTGTGAAATAACGGTCATTCAGCGAAGAGTACTGAGTTGCTCCTGTGTTCTTTCTCTGGAATATATTAGTGTGATAGATTGTCTTGCCGTCGATTTCGGTTTCAAACAGCAGACAAGTTCTTGCGATAGAAGATGTCGGGTCAGTATTAATCTCGCTCATGCTTTCTATCAGAGCGGGCTGTACTGTTACTTCATCTTCGGCATATATTATCTCACGGGGTATAATACCAACTATGCGAGTTCTTGAAATTATATCGTCATTGCTGTCGTACTGTACTACTTCACCGTTCTTATGAGATATATCAGAAACAAAGTATTCTGTGCCGTTCATCTTCTCTGCGGTTGTCAGAGCATCGTACTCTGCCTGAGTAAGAGACTCATGAACGTTTACAATAGCGTCAGCCAGTTCGTCTATGGCTTCCTGCACATCGTCAGCAGTTAAGCCAGAGTCGGTATTGTCATAGCTTACATCTTCTGCTGTAAGCTCTGTGGTACTAAACAGATGTCCGTTACGGTATATAACGCCCGCTTCATCACCAGTATTGTATACATAATATGTTGTACCATTAGCTTGCTCTGCGGGAGTAAGTTCATCATATTCAGCCTGTGTGAGCTGTACTCTTGCGCCGTCAAACATATCAACTACTTCATCAAGAGCGTCCTGAACATTGGTTGCGTCAAGACCAGAATCAGTATTGTCGTAGTTTACGTTTTCAGCATCAAGCTCTGTTACGCTGAACAGATGACCATTGCGGTAGATAACACCGGAGTCTGCGCCAGTCTCGTATACGAAGTATACTGTGCCGTCCGCCTGTTCTGCGGGAGTAAGTGCATCATACTGCGCCTGAGTAAGCTGTACATGTGAAGCTGCAAAATCTGTTACTATTTCATCAAGAGCGCTCTGAACATCAGTAGCGGTCAGATTAGAAGTAGTATTATCATAGCTTATCTTCAGAGCTCTTGTAGAGCCGTAAAGTTTATTGTTCTTGTATATTTCGCCCGCATTAGCACCGAGCGATACAAAATAAACAGTACCGTTATTCTTCTGTTCGGGAGTAAGCTCATTATACTGAGCAAGAGATACCAGAGAGAACAGGCTATTGAGTTCTGCATCGAGCTCTGTAAGAGCGTCCTGCACGTTAGTTACAGAAATCTGTGTGCCAGTATTGTCATATATAACATTCTCGGCTTCTATTGTCGAAGAGCCGTATACATGATTATAGCGATAAATAAAACCAACGTCATTCACGGAATCGTAAACGAAGTATTCAGAGCCGTTATTCTTCTGTTCAGGGGTCAGCGCATCGTACTCTGCGGGAGTACACTGAATATGCATTCTTGCGAAGAAATCATCTATTTCCTCTTTGGTGTAGTAGTCTGTGAGGTCAGTAATATTACCGAGCTCAATTATCTGAGGAACGCCACTGATTTCAGCAAGAATGTACTCTTCATATGTACCATCGTGGTTCGTATCAACGAGATAAAGCTTATTAGGTTCAGCTTCTGCGACTGTAGGAATATGATCTGAAATAACCATAGTCAGACGTTCCATAGACTTAACTAAATCTAATATCTTTTTATCACTTGATTTACAAAGTATATATGTTACTATATCCATACTTGTAGCACCGCCTTAATCAGTGAGTATCCACTCGTCGCTGTCACCGTTCAGAACATAGCAGGGCAGTTCAGCATTGGCTATGAAACAAAAACTGCCGCTGCTTGCCTTTTTGATAGTATTAAGCTCGCCCGTGCCAGCCTTTGTGGTGGTAGGGAGCTTTGCTAATTCATCTTCTGTATTGAT